CGCCAGTTAGCTCGCGATATCCATCACCTAGCACATCCTGTAACATACATGGATATGTCGAAGGTGACATGGAAATCGGTTTCCGAGTGAAACTGGAAGAAGGAGCTTTTGCTCTCTTTTGCCCACTGGATCACCAATGTGACTCCGTGAGCAACCAAGTTTTTTTCGTCAGGTCAAGAATTGGCTAATATTTCTACCGCTTTGTACCGTCGAGGCTTTAATGTCTGAGGTACACGCGTGATGGGGGGGACTATGGGGGAACCCAGTCTAGCCCTCCTCCGTGAGTTAGGACTCTATTATTCAATAGGGCGCCTAGTCGGCCTTCAGGAGGCCGCAGGAAAGGTCAGAGTGATCGCTATGGTTGATATATTTACTCAATATATCCTCAAGCCACTTCATGATTACATCTTCAAGATGGTTCTGAGGTACATCCCTCAGGATGGAACCTTCGACCAAGAGAAACCTCTTGTTCGTTTACAGAATATTATGAAAAGTGGTAGCTTTCCCCGGTGCTGGAATGGGAAAAAGGCAAATCCCAAGTGGATTGCTAGCTACGATCTCTCTGCCGCGACAGATTGCTTGCCAATTAGAATACAGATAGCTTTACTGGAGCCAATCCTTGGGTCCGAGCTTGCTCGGTCCTGGAGATCACTCCTAGTCGGGCGTCCTTACTCTTACAAGGGTAAGTCTATATTCTATGGAGTAGGTCAACCGATGGGTGCCTACTCTTCCTGAGCAATGCTGGCGTTGACACATCACTTTATAGTACAATGGGCGGCCTTTCAGTCCAGTGGAAGAGTCCGGTGATTCCCATTGTATGCTGTTCTAGGGGATGACATTGTCATCGCGGATGAACATGTTGCTGGAGAGTATCTGACTTTACTTAAACGCCTTGGTGTTAAAGTTGGTCTTGCGAAATCTGTGGTTTCCCCGAGAGGATTCCACGAGTTTGCAAAGAGATATATGTCTCTGCGCCACAACATGTCACCCGTATCGCTTAGAGAACTTTTAGTAGGGAAGGTAAATTTTCCCGTGTTGTTAGAGCTTGTCCATAAGTGGAAAGCTCCGTTATCAACACTAGTGTCCCTTATGGGATATAAGCATGGTGGCTTAGGCCAACTTCATGCTCACTATAC